TGTCTTTGCAGACGCCAACAACGGCACCGAAAGACTCCATTGTATGGCCTGCCGCAAGGTGTTCCCACATTGCTTGGCAGTGATCGATCGGTCGATATTTCGTTGTTCTTCCAGAGCCGCAAGGTCTTCCTAAGGTCTTTGGACGCCTAGGTTGTCTCCACTTTTTTCCTATTTCCGATTGGCGATTTTGTCTTGCCATTTGCAGCACCCCTAGAACTAATATACCTGAAAATCGCCTCCTCGACCTCTTCCTGAGATAGGAAAATAGCGTCGGGTTCCTTAGCGATTTTCGCTATTGTCGTTCCAAGTTCTCGTTCAGCCTCACGAAGTGAGTGGTAGAATCTCTTCGTTTCTTTGACGAAAAGGTATTTCATTTTCGTTCTCCTTTCGAATAGGGTACGATTGACAACCGTTGCTCGTCAAGCGACACTATCCAGATTAGAAAAGGAGCACCCGTGGAAAAGAGATGTCTCATTGTTACGACGTTCATTGGGTTTGGCGACCTTTTGTACCACACTCCCATTTTTCGTATGCTCAAGAGTAAGAAGTATTCGGTTGACGTGTGGTGCAAAAATACAGAACCCTATCTCAACAATCCCAATATCGACAACATGTACATCATAGAGAACAACAACATTCCAATCCCAACCCTGTTCTACCCATGGGGTCACTTTATGGTTGGGAATCTCCTTGCGGGGGTGTCGCATCCGAACAGCCATGTGGTTGACTACATCTCAGCCAACCTGTTCCGCTCGGTCTTTCTTGCACGCGACAAGACGCTGGATCTGTACTGGACAGGACAGCATGTTGAGTTTGCACGCTCCGCCTTGCTCCCCGTAAAGCTGGTGGGAGGGGTGGATAAGGTACGCAAGCCCGTCCTTGCAATGTCTCCCGTGATCGGTTGGCCGTCCCGAACGATGCCGCTGGAATGGTACGTTGAAATCGCAACACGGGTTCGCGCCTTCGGTTACAAGGTTGTCCTCGTGGGGAAAGAAATTGATCCACGGTCGATTGGCGCTGACAACGAGAAGCTCTACAAGAATGAGAACAAGGGCCTTTACGACCATGAGGCAATCCCTCACGACTTATGCTTATACAACAAAACAAGTCTGCACGAATTAGGAGCCGTATATGACCAATGCGACGTTATCCTAACAACAGAAACAGGTCATCTTCCCATTGCGGGATGCTGCAATAACCCCCATATCGTCTATGCCGGCCAGCTGATACATCCAGAATTTCGGATGCCTTATAGGCGAGGAAGTCAGTCTTTTAGGTCTACAATTGTCCATACCAAGGGCGAGTATTATCCGGTCTATGCTCGGATGCTTGAAGCTGGTATTCGATTAACCGATATTGAAACCCGTCCAGCAGACGCCCACGAGGTTGCGGGAGCCTGCATTGACGCCTTAAGCATTGCAGAAACGGAGTTGAATTATGGAGAGCGGTTGTGAAATCACTGTTGAGTTCGAAGGCAAGACAACAGTCTATTCCGACGCGAACTGCAATTGGTACCAAAAGATACTGATGCTGAAAATCAAAGAGGAGAAAGAGTATTTCGCTCACATGCAAAAACAAAAGAGATCCAACGAGGACTTGATGAAACAGATTGGCGTGATTGAGTGGTTCGTAAAACAGCTCCCAGTCTACGATTCAATCAAGTTCTGCAATCACATGTTTGGGAAAGGGGTGCCGCTTGCCGCAATGGTTAAGCACGAGCAAAGGCGAATGTCATAATGTTTCGGTCTTTTAGTTTTGGGTCGAACCGCCAGTAGCATTCCTCGAACAGTGGTCCAGCAAGAACCTGATAATTCGCACGCTCCATGAATTGAATGAACTGCGAAATTGTGAAATTCCAAAGGTGTTCCTGTGGGCGATAGTGTTTCCACATAACAAGATTGTCCATCGAATCCACTTCCAGAAATCCATCCAGACACGGGAGAGAGGCAAGCACCCGGCGCGGTTTATATCTCAGCAGAAAATCAATTGGGTCGCGCATATGCTCCAGTGAATCCCAGAACGTAAAGGTCGTGTTTTGGAATTGCGAAAAATGTTCGTCGTGGATATACTCGAATTGTTCGTTAGTATACGCCTCATGTCCGCTCACAACACACTCAGCAACGGCGAGTGGGTTGATGTCAATTCCAATCGTCCGCGCAACGGGATGAAGGTTCTTCATTGACTTAATGAAGGTTCCCATCGCGCAACCGACGTCAACTATAACTTGAGGTGAAGACTCTTCCATATGTTTCGCGGTTTGGATCGCTCGCCACCGGTTCAGTTCCCAGGTTGCTTTGATACTTTCTAATCTCTTGAACTTTTCGAGGTAGCCTTGACCATAGATTTTGTCTTCCACTGCTCTCAACTCCATCTGTAATTACGATTGTATGAATCATCGAGAAACCTGATTCGAGATATTCAAGAGTTACCCGTGTTCTAAACGGGTCAATGTGATCCATTGAAACGATATTGGAAACTCCAAGACGAGCAAGGCATTGAACGATCAACTCTTCTTTTGCTTTGGTTTCCATGCGTCACCTGCAAAAAAGACCCCTGAAAAAACAGGGGCCGATATTCATAGCTTTCAGGACTTGAAGAAAGGATAGCAAAAAAAGAACACCTGTCAAGTGACAGGTGCAGGAGGTTGAGTCGTCGTCTTCGTGAAAAGAGTTACCTGTATGCTACCTCGAAAGCATCGTTCTCACCAATTGCACTCTGGAGACAAGGTCCCTCGAACGAGGCAAGGACGGAACCACTGTCTGGGAGTTCAACCGCAGGGCTCTTCGGAATGAATTTTGGAGCAGTGATTTCGAACCGACGTCCGGTTCCGTCACCCAGAACGATTTTCATTCCATAACTGGACTGAGATTTCGCGGCGATAATCTTGCTCCACTCGCTTGCGCTGAGAAGCATATCTGCCTTCAAGGTGATTTCTGCCTTGTCACCCACGATGTAGCCACGGTTTCCGTCAGCGCCAAACCAATTGTCTTGGTCTTCCACTTTCGGATCGAAGGTGAATTCCACGTTTCGGATCTGCTCGACAGTTGAAGAACCCGAGTCAAAAGACACGGAGCCCTCAAGCCCAACGACGGGTGTATTCTGCCCGGCGAATCCAAAGACGTGCGGCAACCAGCCAACTATGAAGTCGCCAGAAGCGACTGTGAAAGATTGGGTGCAAGTCACAGAACCGGATGCTGCGATTGCAATACCAAGAGACCCATCTGCGCCAAGCAGAACTGTTCGCCCGTCGGACGAAACGTGCATAACCTTGGAGCCGACGTCGAAACGCAGGCCTTCGCCGGCAACCACGCTGTGGACGCTGCTCGTGGCAACGGCTTCAATCCGCGCAATGCCTGCCTCCTTGGCGTCCCGTCCCTTAAATGAGAACGTGAACTTCGCAGGCGCATCACCGGGGAGTGTCACCTTGCAGTTTTTCACATAACAACCAGTCACAACTCGGCTGAAAATGTTGTTGCCCTGGACTGCCGTGAAGTATTTTGTGGGTCCGTTCTTTGCGTTAAACTTGAGAACACCGACTTCCGCCGTGTCTTTCACACCCATGATCTGCTCCAAGAGGAGCTGGACGGGAGTGTCCACGACAGCAGATGCCGCGGTTTCGGAAAAGCAGACGTAGGTTTCGAGGTCGCCTTCAACCTTTTTCTTCGAAAGGATGATGTCGGCAGCCTGTCGCCCAACCTTGTGAGCACTCGGTTCGAACGGCTGCTCGAACTTGGCGCTGAATTTCGTCGCCCACAGAAAGTCCTCAGTGAAGGTTCCTGCCGTTGCAACGGGAGAAGACCCAGAATCCAATTTCAAATCAGCTGCGATGTCCAGGGAGGCGGCAGCGGAGATCGTAACGGACGATCCTGTTCCCGGCTTCTGGGACGAAATCGTGTAGGTGAGAGATGCGCCAGCACCCGTGAACGATGCCCAGACGCGCCCGTCCTGCCCTGCGGCTGCGAGTGCGGTATTGAGCGCCGTTTCGGCAGCGGAACAAATCAGGGTAGGCGTGGACGCGCCAACAATGACAACAGTTCCAGTCACAGCGGCTTCACCGTCAACGGCAGCTTTCAACAAGACGTTGCTGCCCGCTGAAACGTCGTCGGAGGCTGCGGCTGCTCCAACGATTTTTCCTTGCGTACCAATGCCAGGAGCCACGAAGGTTCCGGCAACGCTCTCGACTTTCAAGAACACGAAATTCTCGATACCAATAGCGAAACCTTGTTTGTTGCTCGCGTATTGAGTCGAGAAGTTGAAACTGGATCTCCACTTAGCCATTTCCGAAACCTCCGAAGAGTGGTTGAAACTAGATTCCCTCTCGAACCCTTACCAGCAGATATAGTTGATCGTGGTTGTTGGAGTACCTACTGGCGTGACAGCATAAGTAACAATAATTGCGTCTGACGTCGGGACAGCTTTGAGCACGGTTCCGACTCCCTGTTCTACATTTTCAGTCATACATTTGTTGCTGCCAGTAAGACCGGCAACAGTATAGGAAGTCGTTGCGCCCCCTGCCGCAGAGCTTGCCTGACCTGCCCACTTATAGGGGAACACGAGCATCCCGCCCTCGATGCCGGCCTCGGTGTAACCCGTGACAGTATTGGGCGTCGTGTTCATTGTGACCTTGCCAATCATTCGGACGGCAGAACCCGTCGCAGTCGTTCCATTGCAGAGCATATAACCATAATTTGGAGCCACCACAGCACCCTTGGTCGTTCGATTGGGCTCGTCGCCAATGCAAAGATTCACGCCGGTAGCAGCATTATAGATGACATAAACAAAGAGCGGAGCGCCGTCGTACTGAGTCCATCCGCTTGCGCCGTCGAGGTCAGCGGGAAGGGTCAGGTTCTTGGGAGCCTTGAACCAATAGGGAACGCCTGCGATTTCCACCCATGCGCCATCAGCCTGTTTGTCAATTGCTTTCCCTGCCCGGTCCACGAACTTGATTGCCGTGGGAGTGCCTGCGATTGTGGCGACCTTAAAGTTATACTGTGTGTTGGCATGTTTGTTGACCACACCCGGTGACGCCGGATTTGTTATTGAGGTCTGGGCAACGGCAAAACCAATCGCACCCAAGAGCAAGCACAGAACGATGTACAATCTACCAAACCGATTCATATTGAATCCCTCCATTAGAATTGCCTGAGAACGCGGTTACTATTTATCTCGAACATTAAAGCGTAGACCCTGTTTCCGTTCACAAGGGCGACGTCCGCCTGGCAAGAAACCAGTCGAGGCCAAGTGATCGTTCCCCCGTTCCCATCCGCAAGATGAACCCCGGCATTGCCGAGAGCGTTATAGGAATCGCAGTAGAGGCAACGAACAACGGCGCTCTTGAATTCTTCCATCGCCGAATCGGTGTTTCCCTGTGGCAACACGAGTCGAAGAATAATCGAAGCGGTCACAACAACCGCTCCAGACATTTCGTGCTCGTAAACCTCATCTGCTTGAATAACATCTATCAAAGGTAGCCTGTCGTGCGAGACCCCAAACTCGATTTCGCCGTTGTTGATTAGGACTTCTTTCACAGTGATTGGGTAGCCGTTCGCCACCGTTATCTTCTGCAATCGCGCCTGGAGAGCTGCAAGAATTCTTTGTCCCGGTGTCATTCGACAACTCCGTTCAATAGTTTGTATGCCTGTTTTGCAGTCTCGACAGAATTGCCAACCGTCTCCATCGCTGGAGCAAGGTATGGACGAGGAGGCATTTTAACCGGGTGTCTTTTGTCCCTGAGCACATAGGCAATTACCTTGTTTCTCCGGCTTATCAAAAAGGCTTTCCCGCCCGACATCACGAACGAAAGGTCGTCGAACTCCCTCGCACGCCTACCAACATAACGAGGGTCCGCTGGAATTGTGAGATACTTAACATTGACTGGCGCAATCTTACCGCCGAATTCATGGATTGCGGCATAAGGAACTCCGGGTCCCCCAATCGTTACGCCAGGCCAATTGCCAACCACTGCGACTTGAACCGATCCTGCGAGCATTCCGCGAACTCCCGCGACTCCTCTTCCCATCGAGTTATGCCTTATGGTCTTGCCAAAGGTTTTCCCGATATTGGAAATCGCTTCTTTCCGCACACCCGTTGCAAGACCCAAACAAAACTTAGCGAACTGACGGTCCCATCGATTCGGCATCTGCTTCATCACTTGCATGAATTCTTCGATCGTCAATTCCTTCGTTGCCATTATCCAATCCTCTGGAACATGGTAGTCCTCGGAGCCTCCATGCGCCTATACTTATCAACTATCCCTAGTGCCTCACCGCAAAGACCGTGGGTTTCAATGTTGCTGTCCTTCGTTTGAGACTCGTTCATCTTGCCAATACTTTTCAATCCGAGCATCGGGTTTCCGGAGGAACCTGATTGCCGACGAAGGTACTGATACTGGATGAGAGTTGCAAATCTCAGGTCGTAATTCATGGGCGAATAACCTGCCGTGTAGACGAGTTCCGCGGTCCCTCTTCCACGAGGAGTTAGGTTTCCCTCGCGCAAGTCAACCGATGTGCCGTCCGACGAGATGCGATAATTCTTGGCGTCCATCGCTGGAGCTGCCGAAAAATCGCCATCGAGACAGAACTTCAAAGACACGACAGATTGGACAGGCCATTCTCTCGGAATCATGAGGTCAGTAACGCCACCGTCGAAACACTCAGAATAGCTCGCCAGAGCAAAGGCCCTTCCTGCAAAAGAACAGATTTGTTGACTTGCGATATTGAGCAGGAACGACATTGTGTTCGTCTCGGAACTCGTGAGCGATGCCACGGTTATGCCGAGAAATGCCTCAACATCGTCTTCTGCTACTAGCGAATGAGTGCCGAGATTCAGCGTCACTTGCTATCCTTTCCTTTCGGCTGAGGTGGCTGATAGATTGGTGAGAACGTAACAGCTCCCGCACAACCAGCAACCGCAAAGACAAGTTCGTTTTCGGTCAGGTCGATTTCCTGCCCGTTTGAAACTGCGATGTAGGATTCGCCCTTGCGGTTCACATGAACCAGCGTGGACTTTTTCGCTACATTCAATGTCACAAGATACTTCATGAGAAAACACTCCATCAAAAAGACTCTGCGACGACCCCATGCCGTCGCATTAAATTAGGACAGAATGTTGTAACCCATAACGATGCTCGTCTCGGTTGCGCTCTGGGGAACGGCACCGAAAGCGACTCTTTCCTTCGCAGTCATAAGCATCTTGTCGCTCGTGGGCAGCGAGGGAGAAGCCCAGATGCGGACGCCTGCCTTGGTACCAACCATCAACCGGTCCTTCTTGATAAGGAACATGGTTGTGTAGGCGTTGGCTGCCGCGCCTGCTCCCGTGTGAACTGCGGTAGCAGTCACATCGTCGCGCTGGTGGCGAGCAACGTGGACGGGCACGCCGTAGATCGGGGGGCAGTTTCCGGTCAACAGGGTTGCCTGCTGTCCGAAAGCCCAGAGGGTGAGCAGCTCGGGGATGCTGCCGGTGATGATCTTGTTCTTCTGTTTGGGGGACATAATCCACAAACACTCGCTGGGATTGCTGAAGAACTCGCCCATAAGGGCAATCATTGCGTCGAAGATATACTTGTTCAAAGCGTCGCCGTTGTTGGTGGCGCCAGCGTAGGCGGTATTGACAATCGCTTTCTTTCGCAAGCCGTCCCAGGCGCAACGGAAGTCGGTTGTTCCGAAAGTCACGTCGGAGTCTTGGTGGGCGTTGGTCGTGTCGCCGTCGAGGATGGCGCGATCACGCGATTTCTGCAAACCAAGAACCAGCTTCTCGCGGAGCCGATCGAACATGGCAGGCACGGCGTCTTCGATCAGGTCTTCCGTGATGTCCGTGTGGCAGACGTTGTCCCTGGTCGTGAGGGTGATCTTGGATTGAGCCTCGTACTGTGGACTGAAGGTTGCGGTGTCCAGCTCCAACAGACCGAGGAGTTCGCCCGTTGCCGTGGGAACTTCTTGGACGCGAGTTGTCATTGGCAATTGCGGCAACAGATCAGACAGCCCAGGAGGAACATGATACTCGTCAAGATAGAAACGGGTGTTGCTGGTGGGCACCCAGTTCGTGAAGGTTGCCAAGTCGTAGCCCTTGAGCACGGGAGCAACGAAAGCCTTGAAGAAGTCGGTGTCGCCGATGGGCATCGAGGAGCGCCGATCTTTCCCTGCCATGATCTGCTCTTTCAAGAATGCCGAGTGAATCAGCTTCTTGATATTGAGGCCAGCTTCAAGCAATTCAGGGTCAACATGGGCATAGGTTTTTCGGTCACCGAAGTTCGCACTCGCGGTTCCCTGGCCATTGATGGCAGCCTTGCTGCCGTTCTGGTTGTCGCCGTTGCCGAACATTTCGTTGAATCCCTGGAATCCCATCAATTCAGGCAGAGACTTGACATAGTGAGCGGTTCCCTTGAGCAGAGCAGGTGCGGAATTGGGCATGATACTGGCCTCCTTGTTGTCCGAAATTGTTTTGATTGCGAGTGCGGTTCGTTCTGCGATCGTTGGCATAGACCCTCCGTAAAGGTGTGAGTGTTACTTCCTCTCGACGAGTGCGAGGAGTTGTTCCGCGCTCTTTTCGATTTCCGCTTTTTCTGCCTTCACACCTTCGAGTTCTGCGGTCAGTTCGTCGATACGGGCCTGGAGGGCTTTCTCGTTGTCACTGGTTCCGCCGAGAATCTTGGCGTGCATTTCCTGTGTGAGTTTCGTGTTGTTTTCAAGGTTTGAAAGAACCTTGTTCACGATTGCAATCACCTCATCTTCGGGTTTGTTGGGGTCTTCGCCCGTTCCCCCGGTGTCTTCCGTTCCCGTGTTACCAGTCTCTCCAGCCACTTTCTGCCCTCCAATAGTTATCGGGTCGTTTCGGAGCAACATGCCCTTCACGACGTTGAACATCGATTCCTGTTGCATGGGAATCGTTACAAGAGACACCTCCAGAAGCTCGGCTCTCACATGAATAAGTAGGTCGAGTTCCTCGTCGAACTTCATATCCCAGGGGATAAATCCAACCGACATTGCCTTGAGAAACCCTTGTGCAATAAGGCTTCTCGCTTCAATTTGGTCTTCCGTGAGCGCAAAACCGGTTGAGGGGTCGCCAATAATAGCCTCAAGATAGAGTCCTTCTTCCCGTGGTTCGAGAACGTCGGTTCCGCCCACAAGTTTTGACCAACAATGGTCGCGGCAAATGACAGGGTTCTTGAGGTAGTTGACGAGGTCCCAGCAATCTTTCGGCATGATTTCGCCGCCACGATCGACCTTGGCG